GGATGGGCCGAAGCCACGACAAGCACTCTCATTGGCATAGCCCGAGCTCAATTTTCTTGGTTCACCCTGGATCAAAGCCGTTATACGGCTCTTGGCACTAATAAAAAATTATATCTTGTATCGGAAAGCAGCGTCTTTGATATCACTCCTATTCGCTACACAGCTGCGGCTGCCACGAGCGCCTTTACAACGACAGCTTCCAGTGACGCGGTTACCTGCACGGTAAGCGCCCACGGAGCTACGGCTGGTGATTTCGTCACCATTTCTTCCGTCTCCTTGATTCCGGGATCAAGCAGCCTGACCGCTTCTGATTTTGAGGGAGAATTTGAAGTTCAATCAGTAACTGATACCAATAATTTTATCATTGACTTAGACGCAACGGAAACAGGCTCAGCTTTCGCTACTACGGGAACAGGAACATTTGCATTTCAAATTAATGTTGGACCCGCGGTCAGCGCCCTGGGATATGGATGGGGCACGGCGACCTGGGGAGCCAGCACGTGGGGAACAGCTCGAACCACTTCCACCACTGTCATTCAAGGGGCCAACTGGTCTCTGGACAACTGGGGAGAAGATTTAATCGCGACCTTCAGGGACGGAGCGACATATCAATGGGACGCGTCTGGTGGCACTGGAACTAGAGCCGCGCGCCTTACTAATTCGCCTTATCTTTCCCGTCTTTCAATAGTTTCCGTTCCGGACAGGCATCTCATATGCTTTGGAACACAAACAACAATCGCCACAAGCGGCAATCAGGATGATGTATATTTCAGGTGGGCGAGCCAGGAAAGTCTGACGGACTGGACGCCTACCACGACTAATACATCAGGAAGTTTGCGTATTGGAGATGGGAGCAAAATTATCGGAGCGACAAAAAGTAGAGGAGCCATCCTTGTATGGACGGACACCGCTCTTCACAGTCTTCAATTCATCGGTCCTCCCTATACTTTCGGACTTCAGCAATTAGGAGCTAACTGCGGACTTGTAGCGCAGCACGCCTGCGTGGACGTAAAAGGCGTCTCCTTCTGGATGAGTCAAAATGGATTTTTCATCTATGATGGCGCCGTCAAGCAACTGGGCTGCACGGTTCAGGATTATGTCTTTAGCACGCTGGACCCTTCAGGTCAGAATGACATTTACTGCGGCGTCAACACGGATTTTCATGAAGTGGTTTGGTTTTATCCAGACACGACCTCCTACAGCAATCTCATTAACAAATACGTCATTTATAATTACGTGGACCAGGTATGGACTGTTGGAACGATGGACCGAACAACGTGGTTTGATCGAGGAGTATATGCTTACCCTTATGCCACTCAATATCTTCCTAACAGCACGACCAATGTGACGCCAACCATCACCGGAGATCTCAGCAACGGAGTCTCCACTCTGTTCTCTCAGGAGAACGGATATAATGGAAACGGCTCAGCCATCACGGCGACCATCACATCAGGGGATTTTGACATCAGCGATGAACAAGCCGGCCTTGTCATGGCGGTTCGAAAATTCATTCCTGACTTTAAAAATCAAAGCGGAAATGTTAACGTCATAATGCAATTCAAGAACTACCCGCAAGGATCGGCGTCCAGCAACAGTTCCAATTCCGTGGTGGAGACAACTACCACGCACATTGATCTGCGAGGGCGCGGACGGACGGCCAATGTCCAGTTCTCCAGTGATACAACGGATTCTAATTGGCGCTTTGGCACGTTCCGATTGGATCTGCAACCAGATGGAAGAAGATAATGGCTAGAATTAATATAACCAGATTCCCCGATGCGACACCGGAATATGATCCCGTGCAGTTCAATGCGCTCATTCGTCTGTTGGAGCAGATCGTTAAAACTTTAAACACAACCTATCAATATGACCTGTCCGCGGAAGCCGAGGCGCAATCATGGTTTATGGAGCATTAAATGGCTAATTCCTATGTGAACAGCGGCAAGGATCTCGATTCCACGGATTTAACGGTCGTGTATACGTGCCCGAGCGATACAACAGCCGTCATTAAATCCATTCACTTGTGCAATGACTCTGCATCCGACGCGACAGTGGACATCACCTGGACGGACAACAGTAATGCTGACGCGATTATCGCCTGGTCAAGCGACTTGACGGTGAGCGCTAATTCCCAAAATGAAGCCTTAGCCCCTAACGCCACTAACATTTACGGTCAATCTACTTTAGTTTTAGAGGAAAATGATATATTAAAAATACAAGCTAACGTGGCTGACCGTGTTCATGTGACCGCGGCTGTCTTGCAAGTTGATAACTTCAAGCGCTTCCGGGAAGCGGGCACCACTGCATAAAGACTTGAAATAGGAGTAAAAATATGGCAATTAAAGAAGACGCAAAAATCATTGGATACAGGGACATGGATGGTAAAAAAGTTCCCATTATCAAATGCGCTACGGAGACGAAAATCTATCATGCGGACTCAGGAAAGGAGTATGATAGCGAAGAAGCTGCAAAAGCAGACGTAGACGATCCTGCAACATCAACCACTACTGCACACATCAAAAGGGACGTGAAAATAGCGGTTGCGAAACTCCACGATTTAATAGGAGCAACAAAAAATTAACATGGATCGTACATGCAACAAACAGGAATAGAAACACTACAACACGTCGCGTCCTCTTTAGGAGGACTTGGTCGTTACGGGGACACCTATATGATTCACGCTGCCGAAGGGGAGACCGTGATACCTATGGAGATCCTGGACCGCGACCCGCTGCTCAAGGAGAGATTATTTGATTCCATGCGTGCAATGGGCGTTGACCCGGAACGCTACATCGTCGGGAATGAACTAAACTCTTTAAACCCGCTCACCGGACAGCCGGAATTCTTTTTCAAGACAATCAAGAAACTTTTTAAAAGTCCCATCGCCCAAGCGGCCGCGGGAATGTTTCTACCAGGTTACTGGGGCATAGCTGCCGCAGGAGGTATGGAAGCTCTTGGAGGAGGCGGAGGCAAGGACATCATGCACGCCTTGGCCAGAGGAGCTGGTGGAAAATTCGGAGGAGATTATTTAAATGTAGATCCACTTGTAGGAAGTAAAGACAAACTATTCTTTAAAGACAAAGGTTCTCCAGACTGGTGGACCAATTTAAAAAAAGGACTATGGAAAAGCCCTGAAAAAATGGACAGTGCAGCATTAAAAACCAAACTCGAAAGTGCAAAAAAAACTGCTGTAGATCTAGGTCTTAAACCAGGGGATGCAATGTGGGACAAAATCGTGGGAGGGGCTTATGATACATATATGGCGGGGTTATCCAAACAAGGCATCATGCAGAAGATGGGCTCGAGCATCATTAATGATCCGTTGCAAGCCTTATTCGTGGGAGGAATGGGATACGGACAATACGCGGAAGCCAAGGCGTACAATGAAGCGTTAAAACGACAAGAAGAAGAAGGCGACAGTTATCAATACGATGTCAACTATGACGTCATAGACGACGTGCTCGGCACGACAACACCAATTACTTATCCTGATCCAGTGACACCGGTTGCCAAGGGAGGCATAATGAAAGCTTTCCCTCGCAAGCAGGGAGGCATCAGCGGACCTGGCAGCGGAACAAGCGATGACATTCCAGCGATGCTCAGCGACGGTGAATTCGTCATGACGGCGAACGCGGTCAAGGGAGCTGGAAGCGGAAGCCGGTCAGCGGGAACAAAGAAAATGTATGACATGATGAGACAATTTGAAGGAAGAGCTTAATGGTTGACTACGTTCAAACACAGAGATACGCACCCTATCAAGAAGACAGGATGCAGCAACTTTATAATACCTTATTTGGTATTAAACAGGTTGGACAGCCAGGAGAGGCTAATTATGTTGCAGGGACAACAGGGCTACTGGACACGGCCCGTCCGGTTCCGGCACAGCAGCTCGCGGCCCAGACTCCTGAACAGCTTCAAGCTTTTCAATTAGCGCAACAAAATCTAGGGGCCTACAAGCCACAATTCGCGCAGGCGGAAGGAGCGCTGACAGCGGGAACGACGGCGGCCGGACTGGGAGCCACGGCTCTTGGACAAGGACTCGGACAATACGTGCCGACAACCGCGGGACTGGATCAATTCAGGGACCCTTATTCAGATCTTGTCACGCAGGAGGCATTACAGGAAATTGACAAACAAGGAGCACTCGCCACTCAGGGACTCTCCGCGCAAGCTCAACAGGCGGGCGCGTTCGGAGGATCGCGGTTCGGCATCCAACAAGCGGAACTGTCAAGAAACTTACAGGACATCAAGTCCAGGAGAATCGTGGAAGACAAGTCACGGAACTATCAGCAAGCTTTAGCCGCCTCAATGGGGGCGCAGGAAGGGGCGGCCAAACGAGCTATTGGAGTTGGACAAGGATTTGCCCAACAAGCACA